GCCATGTGCGTTATAATCCGTCACTCTCTTTTCAAAAAAGTTTGAAATAGACGACCCAGCCAACATTTCCTCCATCCACGGGAGGGGGTTGGTTTTAATCTTGAAGTTCGGTTTAAGTCCAAGCTGAATGAGCCGTCTGTCCGCAAGGTATCGGATATATTGCTTAACTTCCTCTGCCGACAAGCCTTCCAAGTGGCCCATCTCATACGCCAAATCAATAACCTTGTCTTCCAAGCGTACAGCATCCCTGAACATTTGGTAGATGGTGGCTTTGAATTCATCATTGACAATCCTCGGATGTTCTTCACAGAAGGCTCTAAAGAGCTTTGCCATCCCTTCTGCATGTTGTGATTCGTCTCGTACACTCCATTCTACAACAGTGCACATCCCCGGCATCTTCCCAAAGCGCTGATAATTCAGCAACATCGCAAATGCACTAAACAAGCTCATCCCTTCATTCAACACAGAACGTGCAATGGCTAAGCCTGTGCCTTGCATGCTGTGTACGTCTATGTCGCCCATGAAGTCTAGTTTGGCTTGCATCTCTTTTACGGCAGAGAACGCCGTGAATTCTTCTTCAGGCAAACCAAGCGTATCATTCAGCAAAGCGTAGGCCCGCTGATGGATGAATTCACGTGAGGCAAACGCTGTCAGCATTGCTCTGATTTCATTGTTCTTAAACTTCGGGATGTAATATTCCAGATAATTTGTCCCCACTTGGACATCACTCTGTGTGAACAGACGCAATATCTGTGTGATGTGATTCTTCTCAGCCTGCGTAAGCTTTCCAGACTTCCAATGAGACACATCTGTTTGTAGCTCTAGCTCATCCTCTATCCAATGAATCCGTTCATGTTCTCTAGCGTATGTAACAGCCCATTCATACGTGAAAGGCTTATAACTTTTGCTCTGTGTTAGCAAGCTCATACTCAGTCTCCAGTGCATTTTTCAATCGTGCGATTTGATCTTCTAGTTGCATGATGCGCTCATAGCAGTCGTTGAGCAACTGCCTATTGTACGGATCAATGTCCTTTATCATTTCCAAGCGTTCAATTAAGTTCATCGGCCCTGTCCTCTATAGGCTTTGAAGCTACGCTTCTTATGCTTGTTCATAGAAGCCATCTTCAAATGTCCGTTGCCAATGCTTGTGCCCTTCACCACCGGCTCAGGCTTCCAAGCCACTTCCGTCTTCTTAGCCTTCGCCACGTCTCTTCAGCTCCAATTCTATCAGCTTTGTTTCCAGCTTGGCTATCTTACGTGTCTGATGTTTCACAGACGCCTTCAATAGCTTCAGCCATGTCTTGTACAGCTTCTCTTCTATGTTCATTCAAGCCCCGCTGTAGGCTCGTGGATGCCGTTACGATCGACACGCATGTTGTGCAGGACATCTTCAAAGGTGTCCCAGAGCTTGTTAAAGCGCATGTCAGCGAAGATGCGAGCGCCATCAATAGCACCCATCACTTGGTCTGTTGACATCCCTTCTAAGCCTTCATAGACAAGCTTCAAATCCTCCACTGTATGCCATGCTTCCATAATCGCAGCTTCTAAATTGAAGCGATCAATACGCTTACCAGTGCTGTCACATTTGTATCCGTTAATAATCATTGCTCTCTCCCTACCCCTGACATGATACACAGCTATCATCGCCTTCAAAGTCTTTGAGGGCATTCCGTTCCACTGTTGTCCCCACCTTCTCAGCAACAACGCCTGCTGTGGTGCGGAGATAATACAGCCCTTTGAGTCCTTCCTTCCAAGCCAACAGATGGACACGATTGACATAGCCCTTGTCAGCCCCTGACGGGAAGAACAAATTCACACTTTGGCCTTGACAAATAAATTCCTGTCTCTTCGCCGAGTGCTCAACAACCCACGTTTGGTCGAGTTCAAAGGCTGTCTTGAAAACATTCTTCTCATGTTCTGACAAGAAGTCCAAATGCTGGACAGACCCTTCATTCTCAATAATTGTTTTCCACACCTTGTCTGTGTTCTTGCCATGCTTCTCTAACATCTCCTCCAGATACGTATTCCGTACAACGTGACTTCCAGCACGAGTGCGATGGGTGTAATAATTGCTGATACGAGGCTCAATAGAAGCGCTGCAGCCACAGAGAATACTACTGTTAGCATTGGGTGCCACTGCGAGCAAGTGCATGTTACGAACACCTGTACCCTTTCCATCAGGGCACTCTCCACGCTCAGTAGCCAATTGATAGGTGGCTTCCAATGCTTGCTGCTTGATGTCTTTGAAGATGTGGTAGTTGTCACTGGCGGCCTCCCAGCTCTCCCAAGCTAGTCCTTTCGCTTGAAGCCTGTCATGGAATCCCATAGCTCCCAAACCGAGGGAACGCTCTCTGTAGGCTGAGTAGATGGCTTTGCTGAGTTGTTCTGGAGCATGGTCAATAAAGAATTGCAATACGTTGTCCAAGAATCTAATAAGGTCTGCGACCATTCCTGATGTGCGCCATTCATCGTATTTTGCAAGGTTGACGGAGCTGAGGCAGCACACTGCTGTGCGTTCTTCACTTGTTGCGAGATGTATTTCGTTGCAGAGGTTGCTTCCCATAATGCGTAGGTTAAGTTGCTTTTGAGCTTCCGGAAGTCCTCTGTTTGCAGTGTCGATAAAGTTGAGGTAAGGGCTACCAGTTCTAAAGCGAGCTTCAAGGATTCGTTGCCACAATCCACGAGCTTTGATTGTATCTCTTGCAATTCCTGTATTTGGGTCGGTGAGATGAAATTCTGTGTCATTGATGACAGCCTCCATGAATTCGTCTGTGATGTTCACAGCGTTGAATAGATTGAAACACTTCCGATTGATGTCACCACCTGTCGGCACTTTAAAGCTAATGAATTCTTCAATGTCTGGATGAGAGACGTCTAGATAGGCTGCGTAGCTTCCCTTGCGTGTCTTCCCTTGCTTATATGCAGTCATCTGGCTATCCACCACTTTCATGAATGGAATAGGGCCGGGAGCGATGTCAGAGACGCCACGAACGTCTCCCCAATGTCCTCCTACGCCACCGCCTTTGACGCTTAGCCAAGCCACCTCAGCATTATGCTCAATAAGACTGTTAAGATTATCGCCCACGTAAGACAAGAAACAGCTAATAGGAAGCCCCCTAACTTTTCCTCCGGGCTTCGGAGCGTTAGAAAGAACGGGCGAGGCAAACATAAACCAACCTTTGCTCGCATAGTTGTATATGCGTTGTGCAAAGTTGAGATCACCGTCGCAATAAGCCACTGCAGCTCTGGCGAAAGCTTGCTGTGGAGATGTTTCATCTTCAAGCATATAATATTCACGCATGAGCGTATGCGCTTGGACACTGAGGTGGTGGTCACAATCGTCATTGATGTCAATCCCAAGGTGTTTCGTGGTCATCAAACTCTCCAGCTAAATCATTGTAATTGTATTCTATATAGTCAGAAAAGCGATTGACCAAATCCTCTGATGTGATTTCTAGCATCTCCATCAGCGTAATTTCATCAATCGCTTTCAGCTTTTCTTTCAGTTCTTGTATTGTTATCATGATAGGTTACACGATTTCTATCAATTTGTCAAGATAGTGGCGAGCTTTTTCTAAATCTTGCTTGCCTCCTTTGTCTTCCCAGCGGGCAATGTATTTGATGACATTGCCCCAGATGAAGCCTTTGAATGCCTCTTCAGACATCCATGATTCCATCGCCTCCCAAGGCTGTACACTTTTGGTGATGTAATGGTAGCCACCAATTTGTTCGTCATTCGCATCCATTGTTCAACACCACATAGCCACGATAGTTGCCATAACATTTCAGATGTGTGTACACAGGTGTGTGTTGCTTAATTTGCTCCACCCACCACTCCACAGGCTTGACAGTGCAATGTGCATTCTCTCCATTCGGCAAAATAGCCACAGCAGGCTGTGTTGAGATGCCTAAGAAGACGAATTTCTTTGCATGATTGAATATCCATTCAAACACTTCAGGGATGACATCCTCTGGGATGTGCTCCATCACATCTGTGGAATAGATGCCGTCAAACATCTGCTCCGGTAGTTCAGCGTATTCAGGCACCGCAGGATCGTACAAGGCTGGCATACCTACGCCCCACTTCAGATGCTGCTTCTGCTGTGTGTATTGCGTCGCTTTGCCACAGCCATAGTCGAGGAGCGTCTGAGCGCCTGTTTCTTTGATGAGATCGGTGATGTGCCGATCACCGTTGCGGAATGAATTGCCCGGATACTTTGTCTGGTCTTGGTGATAGATGCGGTATTGCTCTATGTATTTCTCTTTGATGTCACTCATAGTAGTGTCCGATGCCAAACTTCTTCCCTTTATCGTCTTGGATGTTAAAGGAATAGCCGTAGCTCAGCTCCAACACTTGCACAATTTCATTCAAAAACACCGTCCATTGTGTGTCGAATGGGCGAGTGATGTCCACTGACAGCTCTTTCTCTCCGCAATAATTAATAGACATCGTAAGCTTCATGTTTTCGTCGTCGTTCATTTCTTCCGTTCCTCTGCTGCTAATTTTTCACATTGAACACATCGACCATTGGCCGTATATCTTAACCCTTCGTGACCTTTTAAACAAGGTCTAGACTGATAGAATTTTTCATTGTTTTCTTTTGCAACGTACCTAGCTCCTCTTGCATTAACGTTGCCGGTCTGTACTTTGGACAAAGCTTTCCTTTGTTCAACTGTTCTTTTCTTTCCTGTGTTTGCTTTAGAGATTTTGTTTTTAGTTTCTTCAGAACAAGGGGAAGCGCCGTTTTTGTTTCCAAGCATCGCTTGGCTTACTTTCAACCTGAATTCATCTGATCGTTTATGTCCTGTGAGTTTTTTTACTCGTTTCTGTATAGTTTCAGGCTTTTGTTCAACAGGAGGGATAAATTTAATAGCGCCTATGTTTCCGTTATACCAGAGCCGTTCTCCGTTTTCGTCTCGCTCAGTCAGCACATCAAATTTATGCTGGTAGTTACACTCATAATAGATAACGTTGCCTCTGGTCTTGTACTGTTTAAAAATTTCAAATGTAAATTTGTCTTTCCCAAGTGTTTTAATATCTTCGTTCAGAGGCTTGCACGATCCTGTATAGGTCCTCCAGTTGCTTTCTTTGACTGGAATTCGCTTTCTGTAGCTATGATAAAACTTACGGCCTATGTACTTCTTCCCAGACACGGTATTGGTTATGATGTACAAGAAACCATAATAGTTTTCTGGATCTGGAGTCAAACCTTGCCAATGATGGTTCATTCACGTGCCTCATCAGGAGGAGTGAAATGTTCTCCTTCCTTCCGAAGCATGTAGAGCAAATGTGCATTCTCCACAGCCCTCTCACGAGAGCCAAGCAGCTCTACACAAATGTTCCACATCTCCAGCTCTGTTTTCCCTTCTAACAATGCCTTTGCCTTCTTAGGGCCAATGCCGTGCACACCTTTGATGTTATCAACACTGTCCCCAATGAGGAATTGCATGTAGAAATTGAGCCTTCCTTGCTCTTCAGAGATGTAATACGTTGTGTTTTTGTTGAAGTTGTGATGCCATCCCTTCACTTGGTCGAGGTCTTTGTCAATGGTGACAATGATGCTCTCATCTCCCAGCTCTGTTGCTCTGATGGCTAGCTTGTCGTCAGCTTCCATGCCTTCGACAAGCTCTGCATCCCATTCGTTCATCAAATGAGCACGAAGCGCTTTGTAATGCGTCGGCTTCTCCTTCTTCCGATTGCCTTTGTAGACAGCGGTGGTGGCAATGTCGTCACGGAAGTTGCCCTTGCCTGTCAAGAACAATTCCCAAGACATTGACGATGGAAGGTGGTGTAGAAGCAAGTCTTCTATGAAGCCATCCATCGTTGTTAGCGCCACCTTCTCAGATTCCATCAGCGTTGAAAAGCCAATGCGATAGATGAGGATGTCGCTGTCTATCAAAGCGTGTTGCATTACAGGACGTCGTCTTCGTCAACAACAACAGCGTCATTCTCGCCGTAGTTGACGAGGTCTTCAATGACAAGCTTCTTCAATGAAGGGCTAATGCCTTCTTTGTTCTTGAATGTCCAGCTGTATGTGCCGATGAGTGCGATGGCTTTAGAGCCATTGCCGACACCACCACCGATTTCAGAGCCGTCTGTGAAGAAGGCACGGATGGGCTGTGTTGACTTACAGGTGATGAAGTAGCCTTTGTCGTCTTTCATCTTAGGGCTCACACCGAGTTCTGTCAGTGCGTTCACTGCAGCCTGTGACAGATTGCACAGGTCGATTTGGTATTTACCAGACATCTCGTTAGGGCGGTCAAGATTG